GACGAAAATACGGTGGCTGACGCTATAAATGATTGGTACTTTGATGAGGGGGATATGGAACTCAACAACAAAATTGATAAATTTATAAATTCATTACAATAAACTGTTGACATATCTTTGCCAATGGTTTATAATAAATTTAAACAAAACCTCTTTGAGGAGTTGACCGACAACTAAAAACGGATTTAAGAAAGGAAAAGAAAAAAATGAGAAAAGATTTGTTAAGAAACAAAGGTATTAAATTTAATCTTCAGTTTTTCGCTGATGAAAGTGGAAATGGTTCTGAAGGTGGAAATGAAAATACTGATGAAAAAAATGGTGGAAGTGATGAATCTGGAGAACAGGATGACGATTCTGGTAAGGAAGATGAAAAAACTTTCACACAATCTGAAGTAAGTCGCTTAATGGCAAAAGAAAAGAAGGAAGGTAAAAAATCTATTCTTAAGTCACTTGGATTTAATTCAGAAAAGGAAGCCCAGGATGCCTTTAACCTTCTAAAGGCATTGAAAGATTCCCAGAAAACTGCTGAGGAAAAGGCTAAAGAAAATGAAGGAAAAGCATCTAAGGAAAAAGAGGATGCTGAACAAAGGGCTATGATGGCTGAGATGAAATTATCTTGTTTTACAAGTGGTGTCAATAAGGATTCCATTGATGATGTTTTGGCTATTGCCACATTGAAGATTTCTGATGATAAAGACTTGGATGATGTTTTAAAGGAAATGAAAAAGGATAAGCGTTATGCTTCGTTCTTTTCTAATGGTTCTTCTTCCGAGGATGGAACTGGAAATCCCCCTGGACATTCTGGAACAGGTAAGAAAACTGAAAAGAATGCAAATTGGGAATATGGCAAACGATTGGCTGAGGCAAATAAAAAAGATAATTCCAAGAAAACAAGTTATTTTAGTTAAGGAGGAAAAATAAAATGCTAAATCAAACAAGAATTTTTAAACAGGAAGGTGTTACCAGAAAAACCATTCTTGTTGATGAAAGAAATAGCACTGCATTTTCGGTTGTTGTTTCAAACAATGGTGTAACTGCAGGCCCTGATGGAAAGAAGATTATCAAAGCTGGTACTCCCGTTTATGGTAGTCTGAGGGCAAGAAATACTGCATTTAAACTTCCTGGGAATATTAGTCCTGAGGCAAGTGCTGTTGTTACTGGTACTGGTGTTACTGCTGCAGAAGTTACTGCTTCTACTTTTAGCACCAAGGTATCTGGCGTTTCTGGAACTTATGAGTTCGTATATGATGCAGATGCTGAAGCTGGTACTCCTGACCCTTCATGGAAGCTTGGTACTGATAAGGTTAATCTTACTCAGTATGGTATTTCCGTAACTGGTTCTGCTGCTGATGGTGACAAGATTGTTGTTACTTTTGTTGCAGGTGGTACTGTTACCGCAAACGCAGTTGTTCTGCATGATGTAGATGTTACTGATGGTAACGCTAACTCCCAGGTTGTTGTATTCGGCTTTATTGATGTATCTAAGGTTGATGATGATGTTAAGACGCTTCTGCTTGCAGCTGAGTCCAGCCTTAAAATGATTCAACTGGTACAGTAATTAAAGCAGTAAATTCTAAGGAGGAAAAATAAAAATGAGTATTTTTGATTTGGTAACTTCTGAGGCTCTTGTGTCCTATTGGACTTCAAAGCAAGAGGAAACTGAAAATCTCCTGGGTGAGGAGCTGTTTGATGAACAGCAAAAACTTGGTCTTGATCTGAAATGGATTAAGGGAGCACAGGGTCTGCCTGTTGTATTGAAACCTTCTGCTTATGATGTAGTTGCTCTGAAGCGTGACCGTATTGGTTTCAGCACTGTAAGAACAGAAATGCCGTTCTTCAAAGAGTCTACCATGATTGACGAGGAACTTCGTCAGCAGCTTAACATGGTAATGGAGAGTGGTAATCAGGTTTACATTGATTCCATTATGAACAGAATTTTTGATGATGAAATTCGTCTGCTTAATGGTGCAAGAGCTCAGCGTGAGAGAATGCGTATGTCTCTTATCACTACTGGTGGAATTTCAATTTCTGCAAATGGTCAGGACTATGAATATGATTATGGTCTGGCTGATTACCAGCAAAAGGAAACCTCTATTCCGTGGTCAAATCCTGCTGCTGATATTGTTGGGGATATTGAAAAGTGGTGTGATGCTATCGAGGATGAAACAGGTATTAGACCTTCCAGGGCTGTTCTTTCCCCGAGTACAAAGCGTTATTTCCGTGCCAATACCTTGATTAAGAATGCAATTTGGGGTAATGATTCTACTGCTCCTGTATCTGAGGACAAGGTAATGGAGTATCTCAGAAATGAGACTAAACTTTCCTTTGCTCCGTATGGAAAGAAATATGTTGATGAGGCTGGAAATGTTAAACAATATGTACCTGATGATACATTTGTTCTGCTTCCTGATGGAAAACTTGGTACTGGTTGGTTTGGTACAACCCCTGAACAGTCTGATCTTATGGCTGGTGCTGCTGCAAATGTGTCTATTACTGATACTGGTGTTGCAGTTACAACTTCCAAAAAGATTGACCCTGTAAATGTTGATACCAAGGTTTCTATGATTTATCTGCCTTCCTTTGAGGCTATTGATAATATCTTGATTGCTGATGTAAGCAAGACTTCGTAAGGAGAGTTAAAATGGTAACGATTAAAAAAGGTTCTATGACCAAGAAGGTTACCGAAGGAGCATTTGCGAATTACTATAAGGATAATGGTTGGGCTGCTGTAAATGGCAGTCCTGCCAAATCTAAAAAAGTAAAAGAGGTTCCTGAAGTACCTGAAGAAACTGAAGAGGATGAATGGGCTGAGGCTATGAAGGAAGAGGTTGAAAAACCTATTGACGAAATGACAAGAAAAGAGCTTGAACAAAAAGCTATTGACTTGGGTATTGATTTAACTGGTTTGGGTAAGACTGCTCAGATCAGGGAAGCAATTCGTGCCTATTTGAGTTAAAGTAAAAGGAGGTGTAATCTTTGGAAGCTATTGATAAGTTAAAGATTATGCTCCGTGAAGAAGATTTTCCCTATTTCAGTGATGAGGATATTCAATATTATCTTGAAAACAATGGTGGGGATTTAAACAAAACTGCCTATGAAATGCTGATTATAAAATCAGAAAGTACAGCTTTGGTTTCCAGTGGTTTGGAAATAAGTGATACCTCTAAATATTTTAGAAGGTTGGCACAAAAATATCGCACAACAAATTCTAGAGTATTGGGGGAATGATGAATGGAACAAATAAGGGCTGCTGTTTATTTGAGAAATAAAATCAAAAGACAGATACAATGGAATGGCAGAGATTTTACTTTTATCAGGTACAGGCAAAACAATTACCACCAAGTAACCACCGAAGTTTTAGAGGAGATTACCTTACGAGGTTTCTACCATGAAGCTGGTGGTTATGGTGGTATGTTGAATATTGAATTGTATGAGCGTGATGGAAGTAGAAATCCTACCAAAATGAAGCCAATGATTTTATGTTTGTATGAGGATGGAAATAAGTTAAAGATGGACGATGTAGTCCAAATATCTGAATATAAATATAAAGTTGTAGATAAAACAAATGTTCAAAATTTTAATGTTGCTTATGAAGTTTCACTGGAACTTATAAATGAGGAGTGATTAAAATGCCTAGGCAAGTAAAATATGCAACTGGCAATACTAAGGATAATATCAAAATAAATGTAAATGTTTATGATGTTGTTCAAGGGTTGGATATGTTTGATGATATTGCTAGGGCTAGAATAAGAAACACTCTTGAAGATATAGCACAAAACCTGGAAAGGTATATGAAATCAAACCACCCTTGGTCAAATCGAACTGGGGATGCAGAGGAAGGTTTGAGTGCAGAACCTTATGAAAAAGGATATGGTAAAAATGGTAAAGCTACAACACTTGGTGTTAAACTTTCCCATAATGCTGTTCATAGGGGTTATGCTTATGGTAAATCCCTTGAATATGGTGTAAATCAAGGACCACATTTAGCAAGACCATATCCTATCGTTGAACCTACTGTTAGGTTGCAAGGTCCAGTTGAATTTATGAAATTAAGAGGTGTTTTAAACAGACCTTGAGGAGGCAAATATGAGTGAAGAAAAAACTCCTTGGCAAATTATTGCTGATGCTTTACAAGCAAAAGGTATTGATGTATTTCCTCCTGCAACCCATAAAAGGGATTGTATGAAACCCTATGTTATGTTAAAACAGGATGGAATTGGGCAAGTTTTGGGTTATTCTTCTGACAGAGTGTATTTCAGGTTTCAAATTTATGTTCCGCAAGATAATTACAATTTGTTGGACGAGATGGAGAAAAAGGTTAAAGATGTTTTGGATAATGACTTATATCCTTTTATTCTACCATCTGGAAGTCAAGAACCTGATTGGTTTGATGATAATATAAATGCACACATGAGGGCTTTCATTTATCATATAACAAGAAGAAGAAAACATTGAAAGGAGAAAGAAGATGTCGGTCAAAAAAGGTAATGAAATCGCTACTATTGATGTAGCACTTGTTTCACTGCAAACCTACGAGGTTGGGGCTGATGAGATTATTCTTGACACTGCAAATCAAATCCAGGTTACAGTTGGTACTGAAACCCAGGATAAGGTTGCATTGATTGTTAAGGGTAGATTGATTGCCCAGAAACCCGAGGAAGTTACTGTTACTGGTAATACGATTGTTCTTACCGATAATGTGTTCAATGATGAAGTTGTTAAAATTCTTCAGGGTGGCACAATTCTCACGGACGAAACAACTGGTCAGTTTATCGGTTACAGACCTCCTGTTGTTGGTAGTAAGGAAAAGGGTAAGCTGTTCAAACTTATGGCTTATTCTGCAATTTACAATGCTGCTGGTATTCTTACTGGCTATGAAAAAATTACATATCCTAACTGCCAGGGTACTCCTGTTGCGTTTAATTCAGAGGATGGTACTTTCCGTTCTTCTGATTACACAATCAATTCTGCGCCTGCAGAGGGAGAATCCCCTTACGAACTGGATATTATTGCTGTAGAAGACCTGCCTAAGGTTGCTACTGGAACTACAACTGGTGATGATACATCTGGTGGGGACGATAGTACACCGTAATTAAAAATATACAGCACGTTATCTGCTTAACAGATGGCGATAAATCTGCTGATAGTCGGCTTTCGGTATGTGCTGTTTTATAAAAAAATAAAAAAAGGAGAAGAAATACTATGGAACAGTATAATGAAAACAACAAAGAGTTAAAAGTAACAAGTATACAGGAATTACTTGAGGCTGGAGCAAGTGGGGAATTGGTTAACTTACCTCCCTTTGTTGAAGGGAAGCCGTTTGTGGCAAAACTCAGAAAACCTTCCCTGCTTGCTATGGTCAAGGCTGGTAAAATTCCTAATGACTTATTGATAGAAGCAAACAAATTGTTTGCAAAGGGAGCACAAGGTGTTGCTGCCGATACACTCAATCCTGAAATGATGAATAATATGTTTGATTTGCTTGATGTTATTTGCGAGGAGTCATTTGTTGAACCTACATTTAGGGAAATTAAAAATGC